GGCCACGTTCGGAACCGCAGTTTTCACATTCGGAAAATCTGAGGTTGCGTAAACGCGAGCCGGGGCACTTGCTGAATCCAAAATATAGTTGGGTGCGTTCCATGTTTGAGTTACGCCGTCGGTGTCGATGTACTCAAAAAGATCGACGGACGAAACCGGATATTCACCAAGGTCAACAAACTTAGTCGGCAACTTGTCAAAATAAATAACCGAGGTTCTGTATGCGATTGAGTGCCCGAGGTAGTCTTCGCAATATTGACGCGCCGCGCTAATGTAAAGCTCAATAAGATCGTCTTCAGGGTGACTTGGTGGGCTGCCAAATGTGTCTAAACGCAAATGATCCCGAGCCTCTGCCAAAGTAACCGGCTCAGTTGCTGGGTTTGCTCTTTTTATTCGCTTAACCATTCGACCGCCTGAAATGATAGGTGTGTATGTCCTCTCTGTAGATTTGCTCACCCGTACCATGCCGGACAAGCTCAAATCCAAAATAACACATAAACAATATTAACCCATTATGGGTGAAATACCAACAATGCTCATTTTTGCGGAAATGTTTTGACCTTTTGATGTGCTCAGCGTCATCGTAAATTGGCATTGAGACAAAAACTGAATCTTTGCAATTGCTCAAAATGTTAGACGGGTCATGGATGTGTTCAAGCGAATCCCAAAACGTCAGGTTTTCAGCGTAGCACTTGAAAGGGTCAATAAACAGTTTGTGAGATTCTAACCACTCAACCGCCGCCGGGTTGATGTCGTAACCATAGCAGTCAAACTCCCGAACAAATCTTCCGCCACCTATGCCCACATCAATCGTATTTTTAGGTTCTGCATCTCGGCAAAATGAAATCCTGTAGTTTGTTAGATAGTCCCCGGCTTTGGTTTTATCCATTTGAAGGTATTTTTCAAAATAACTCTCGTCGTAAGGCTGATCTTTGACCGGATAAAAACCGATTCCAAGCTCAGGCAACCAAACCAACTCGCCTAAATCAAAGGCGGCTTTTTGCAAGTCTTTTAAAATCTTCAATTTTGCCCCCAAAATTCGAAATGGTCTTATCACACTTGTGATCGTGCCTTGAGCACATGCAAAAATTGTCCGGTACTGCCCTAATTACCATACTTGAATCCAGGCGATCATCAAAAACCCTTTGCTCACCATTTGCCGAACCCCAACCACCAAATATCGACAAATGAGGCACTCTATACGCCATCGAGGCTGGAAGAATCCAGCCAACCGAGCCAATTGTCCCAGCGCACTCATTCAATAAAGTCATAATATCAGGAAAAGACAGCTCCCCGGCGTGATATTTTTCATGCGCGAAAGGCTCTTCGCCCTCTAACCATTCTTTTCCGGGTTCTAAATCAGCAATTGAAACAATCGTAAATTCGTCTTTTAGAGCGTCCACGGCTTGCTGAATATACTGAGGGTTGCAATTTCTTGATGATGCTGGCCACTCTGACCGAACAACACAAGGTCTAACCAGTATTTTTGGCTTCCTTTTTTTCTTCAGGTCGGGCATTGATAAATCAAGTCTTTCAAATTTAACGCCAATTGATTGCTCCAATGCCTCGATAATCGTTCCGCGCTGATCATAGCAAAGACGTATCTTGCGACCACCAAGGGCGCCAGAATGGAATCTTCCCGAGTCGCCTCGGTTTATGTTCTTTTCTTGGGTTCTTAATTGTGTTTGTGGCTTCAAGCACTTAACTGGCAAATCGGCGTAGACCTCAGGCCACGGCGTGTATAAATAGCATTCACCCAAGTTTCTGATAATTGCTCGCTGATAAAAATTATCGCCTAGGCCATACATACCTTGGATGATCACAGGTGACACCTCTCGAAGCATTTTAAAGCCGTCTCTTGAGTGTAGTTCACCACTTTTACGCCTTCTTCTTTTAAATCAACTGCCAATTGATCAAAGCATTTTATCCAATGCTGGAAATTTGGCTGGCTTGCTCTGCATTTTTCTGGGTGATCACCGTGCCAATGACTTTGGCCACCCGTTGCCTGCATGTCAAACCCGAGTAAGCCGATCCATTTTGCGCCCAAAAGAAACGCCAAATTGACTGCCTGATAACCTGAATTGTTGCCCAAATGGATCACATCTCGACCCAAACCCGGCCGATTCATGCCGTTGATCCGAACCGCTCCAAAATCAATAGCGCGGCTACTGTAGCTGGCTCTCATTGCCCCGCATGTTTTTTCTATTTCAGCCATGTGAGCCACCCACCAAGGATGGTCACAAGCGTACAAAACATCACACCAAGAAGCCAAACGAAATGACGTGTTAACCGCAATTATTCGTCGTTTTTCTGGGTTTCTTTCGCGCCACTCTTTGGCTTTTTCGCAGTCTTCTCTGTTGAGGCTGGGGCCACTTGCGATAATGAAAAATTCGTCACCGCTGGCCCGGCTGTAAAATCCCGCTGAATAACCTTTGTTGACATTTTCTTATCCAAAATCTCAACCATTCCGGAGCGCTCAAACTGACGGGCAAGCCAATCATCAATTAGCTTTGTTTCGCCTGCCTGACAATTTCCGACTTGAATACTTGAAAAGGTTTTTAGCGCTTTACAGAGTAGTTTCATAATTCTCTCGCAATAGTAGAAGGGGGCCAAAGCCCCCTAGTTTTTAGCTTGGCAATGTGCCTTGCTGAATTGCCGCCGGGCGGTAGAACTCAGCCGCCGCGCGAAGCTCTGCGCGAACAGTAATCAAGTTCTTTTGCACGTTGTCGCTGTCCTGTTCAAACATTTCAACTACAACACCCTGACGCATCCGAAGCATCATTGCGTCCATTGAGGCACAAATCAAAGTACCCTGAGGTACTGCGTTTGAAGCCACAACAGGCAAGCCCCACAAAACTGGAACCAAGCCATTAGCCAAGTAAGATACCGCGCCTTCTTGACCAACGTAGGACGCATCGCCTGTGCCCTTCTTGATCAATTCCATTGCTGACCAATCTTGCGGGTTGATCATGTAAACGCTTGGCATGTAATCAGCCGCTATAACCTGATACTTTAGCTTATTGGCAAAGTCAATCTTGTTGTCACCAGTTACCGCCGTGTACTCAGTTGAGTTTCCGGTGTCCAACAATCCAGAAATTTGACCGGAAGCCGCCAAACCGTTAATGAATCGAGTCTGCAGGGTGTTTTGAACACCGTGGCGCATACGACGATCAAGGTAACCCTCAAGCGCCGGCTGATCGTCCAACACTTGGCGAGACACCTTGATAAAGTGGGGGATCGTCTTAACGTTCGCGGTTTTAAGCTCAAAAGTAATATCGGATTCTGGTTTGGTTGCGCCCTCAACGGTTTCGCTTGAATTGTTTGTGAATACGTTCTCGCGCACATACTCAACCGCGTTTGATGTGGTTGGGGTTTGTGGCACGAAATCAAGCAAAGACAAAGGACGGAATGCACCGCCAACAATGCCGGGCATTCGCTGGGCTTGAACCAAAACACCGTCAGGCACCTGAGGCGAACCAGACTCACCTAGGATAGTATTCTTCAGCTCAACACGAACCTTGTTCGTGCGTCCTTCTTTGTAGTCCTTGAAAGCCTCAGACTTAACAAAGCTCTGACCCATTGTTGACTCAACTTCCTGCTTGGCAATCTTGAAACCTTTTTGCGCCAGCTCTGTGAACGCGGTTTCTAGGTCGGTGTGCTTTTTAAGCAAATCTTTCAATTCGCCAGAAATTTCACCCGACTTAGAGCCCTCAGTTTTCAAATGCTCTTCAAAATTCTTCAATTTTTCTTCGACTTGGGCGTTAACGGCCTTCAAGCCATCGTCCAGTTTTTTAACCAGGTTTGCGTCCTGTTCTGTAAAATTCGACATGATAAATCCTTAAGATGCTGTGTATTTAGAAAAAATTTGATCCATTTCTGAGATCAGTTTTTGTTTTTGATTAATCTCTTGCTCAACGTCGCGCCGAGAAATAGACTTGATCTGCGAGACAATCAACTTAGCCTCGCTTCGACTAAAACGCCCAGCATCACGCAGGACTGTTTCAATATCTTTCAAATTTGTGCATTCGTCAACCCTTGATTTTACATCTACAATCAATGCAGATAAATCTGCCGGCTCCTCAACAACACTAATCTCAATTAATTCGATCTTTGTTAAAAGCGTCCGACCTTCGCCCAAATCTTCGTAACCGCGCACGTAATAGCCAATGGACAACCCGCCCACCGCACCATGTTTGAGGCTTGCGTATGTATCTTTAGCAACCGAATGCCCGGGGGTCAAATCGCCCTCTACATAGAGACCTATCTGATCAACCTTGATTATTGGCAGCTTACCAATAACCGGGCCATGATGGTTCCATCTCAAACGGATAGGACGCTCTCGATTTTTTAGCGTCTCATCGAATGCCTTTGGATCAATAGTGTCACCATATGCATCAATCCCGCCAAAAACCGAGGCGTAACCTGAAAATTTCATTGAGCCGGATTCGTCTGCTTTTATTTGACATTTCCCGACGTTCAACGTTTTAATTTTTAATTCATTGCCCATTGTTTACCCCGGTCTGTATTTTACCCTTGACGGTCTTTAGTGGCACCATTGTACCATTGACCAATAAATCATCGCCACCTTCTTGAGGCTGCCACCCTTCCATTGCTCGCGCCTCATTTGGTGTAATCACTCCAGCGTTAATACCCTTACCGTACCCATCAAATCGGCTGGATTGATCCATCCTCAGCAATGCATCGAAATCAAACTCAACCGACCATTTGCGTTGATCTTCCGTGCTTAGTAAGTGTGCCTTGATGCCGGACTCAAACCTCTCCAAATATGGCCTTAAATTCAGCTTATAAAAACCCGAAATAATCTGCTGAACGCCTGATCCCCACGTCGTGCTTCCCGCTGTGTCGTTAATCAGGACAGATGGCACACCCAAGAAACGCGCTACATCCTCAAGCTGAAAACGTCGAGACTCCAATAATTCAATATCTTCGGGGGTCATGCTGATTGCTTGGTACTTCATACCCGCTTCTAGCACAAACAAATTATCATCGTTCGACGTGGCCAGCTCGGCCATGCTCTCACGGATTCTCGCCCTTTGTTCTTTATTTAAAACTTTGTCCATCGACAGAATGCCAGTTGGCTTTCCACCGTTTCGATAAACTGAGCCGATCCGATTTTCCGCAGCAATCGCGATCCCTAAAGAATTCGCCGCATGACTCAAAGGGGACAATCCAACAATTCCATTGCCAAATATCTTAGTGTGCCAAACCGAATCGGCCGCATAAACTCGTGTTTCACTATGCGTATAGTGCTTGTGTATGATGTCTCCGTCAGTCAGTAACTCGGTTTCAGTTTGCGCCGAAAGCAAAGGAAGAAGGGAGACAATTCGGTTGCCCAGCCTCTCTTTTGCTGCGTATGCGTTGCCCGATGTGACCAGGTTCAGCATGTACGTTTCCCAAAACTCTACCTTTGTTTGATAACGATTCGGCTTTACGTTCAGTAAATACCAAAGGGGGTGAGTGTTATCCGGCGTTTTTCTTTGTCCGTCTATACGATAAAAATTGATCGGCAAACATGCCACGGTTTCCGCAAGCAGCCTACAACCAGCCCACCAAGCCGATACGCTCAGAGCCGTGTCAAAGTTAACGGGTGCGGCTGGAACAGAGGGTTCTGAACGACGAATGCCAGATTGAAGCCCCGGATTCTGCGACAAACCCTGCGAGCTACCAAAAAACGACAGTAAATTTTTTAGGATCGCCAAGGGCTACCTCATTTTGATGGGGTTGCTTATAAAATCATCAAAGCCAGATTGAGCATCCGGATTCAATGATAACAGGGAAACCGCATTAAATAAAGCAATAAGCGGGTCAATCTTTGCGCTTCCCGCTTTCTGCTTGGTGATGCTCTTTGCATTTCCCCTTGGTTCTACCTTCGCATTACCGCAACACCAAGCCATCAGCAAACTACCACGGTGCTTTAATTTTTTCTCGGCCAACTTTCTTTCCGTGGTCATGATCGCGCCGTTCATCTTCCAGCCCTGTGATATTCCTATGATCGTATCGGACGGGATTCCACGCGCCTCGATGGCCTCTACGATGCCGCCAAGTCCGTGCGGGTCAACCCCAATTCTATCAAGCAAACCGGAATTATAGACACGCTCGCAAATATCAGCCACCGCCTGAACATCCTCGCCCATGTTGCCAATAACAGTAAGGCTGCCCTCTTTTTCAAAGTCTCGGAAACGCTCGGCTTCCTGTTTTCTCAGTTCCAAAACCTTCGGGTGAATCCATGCGTGTTCCCATGTCATCCATTCGTCATCTGTGCCAGCTACTCGCCCGGTAACATTAAAACCAAGCATGTCATCAAGGCCACCGCCATCTATGCCGATTTCAACAACCTCGCAGGCTTCAAGCAATTCTTCGAGTTCGTAGCTCTTTTTTGCCTTGCAATCCTGCCAAAAATCCGCGCCCTTCCATCGGTCTGATCTGAGATTCAATCCTACTTCAATATTTAAATGCTTCGCACAAAACCGCTGCAAACTCTCCGGGCTTTCGGTCTCTGCTTTTTTGTATTCTCGCCTCAAATACGCATCATCGACAGAATAACCGAGGTTCGGATTCACAACATAAAAATTCTTTGGGTCTCTGTATGCCTCGGATTCAATCATATCCTCCGGAAATTCATAAATAATCGGCACAAACTCAGGATCGTCAATCAAACCATCACGAACATTACGCGCATATTGCAGTTTTTCGCGAAACACACCAGACGGCGGCTCATCGCTCTGTGTAGTCAGCCAGATGATGAACCCCTCTGGCCGTGCTGCGAGACCACCCTGCGCCTCGGTAAACATTGAACCCGCGCCGGACATCGTGCCGAACAAATGCAACTCATCCACCAGGAGACCTACTGATTTTGACCCGCCCACCGTGTTCGATTCAGCAGCCAAAACACGCAATTCAGCCTCGTTTTCTCTGTGTCGAATTGTCTTGACATGCTCTTGGATGTGCATCAAATGCTGCAACTCCTCGTCGTGTCTCACCATATCACGGGCGGGGGTAAACGCATTCTTGGCCACGGTCACCGTTGGGGCAATAATGGTGAACTCAGCCGAGTTGCGCCAGTTCAGGATGTGCGCAGTTAGCATGATCGCCGCCGCAATCGTCGATTTGCTGTTCTTTTTCGGAATCACAAGAAACCATTCTTTGATCAAACGGCGACCAGTCTCTTGTTCGTATGCGCCAAAAATAGACGACACGAAATCAAACACCCACGGCGCACAGGATTGCTGCATGGTTGGAGAACCAGGGGCATCAACAATTTTTAACTGACGAAATACTTGCAACGCCAGATCGGCTTGATCTTGAAAAACGGGAGGCGGGATTATCGACTGTTTGTTAATCAACCTATCGCGCCAATCAGGGCAAGCCGTCGATGGCAGTTCAGCCATTCTTCACCAACCGTGGGGGCGCATTCTTTGCAAACTTGCTACCGGCCTCTTTGGCTTTTTTCTCGCGCTCCTCTTTCTTGCCGGTCTCGCCAAGGCGTCGTGCTTGGTAGGGCAATAGGTTTTTTGCGGCGTCCATTCTCATAGACATCGACGCCTCGTCGCTTCTTAAAACTTTCCTAAGAAACAAAATTGACTCGGCCTCGCCAGCCCTTTGAGGTAAAACCTCATCTAAATCAATTTCCATTTTCACAGAATTGGCCACTTTGCCAAGCTCGGTTTCGCTTTTTGGCTTTCGCCCCGCGTTTTGTCTTGCGCCACCTCTAGGCATAATCCACCCCTCAATTGATAGCCGTGTAAACGAGATTGATTCTACTTTGAAAACACCGTCTTTTCAAAACTTTTCTAAAA